CTTGAAAGTATTTCAAGAGAATTAGGAACTACAAAACCATGTTGATTACACTTTCCTTCTAGGTTTTTACGTAGATTATTTAGAACAATAGAGTCAATAGTTTCTTTACCTAGGCGATTCATATCTTTAGGTATCAAGGTAGCCTTTTGTTCAAATACAACTGTATGTTCCATTTCTTACTATTATACTGTATAGAACATTATGTCAATTTTTACGCCTTCTTTTCCTTTTCACCAGTTACTGTCTTTACAGTCTTTGTAGTTTTTTCCTTTTTTGGTTTTACTATAACTGATGATGATACTAAGCCACGATGACCACTATAATATGCTGCTAGTGGGCGAAAAAACCATCGTTTTTTACCAATTTCCACAATATCCATATAACGTAGTAACAAGTCTAAGATTGTGCATCCACGATTTGCATTACTAATTTCTTCAGGTGCAAACTCTATTTTCTTAGCACCAACCTTTTCTAATTCACTTCCTAATCTTACCAAGTTTTTTACATGCTGTTCTCTTGCAGTTATAATACCACATTCTTGACCACGACCTGGTTTTTTATCATCATCATGTGGTTCGTTTGTTTTGAATACCATGACTCCACGTTTTGGAACAACATAACCATATAAACTTCCAGTTAGTTTTTTCGTTGCCTTACGTTCTTTCACAGGATCTATAATCTTAGAAAAAGCTTGAACAATTCCTGAAGAACATTTTTGACCATCTTCACAAATAAAATATAGTTCATTTGTATTTGGATCTATAAATCTATTTGCCTTTGTAGTACCACTTATAAGATTAATTTCTCTTGCTACAGAAATATATTCGTTTTTGTGCTGAAATTGTATAGTATTAGATAACCACTCATCCCATAAATATTCTAAAACAACTTGTTCAAGTACTTCTTTATTTTGAATTTTTTTTGCAAATAATACTATCATAGCTAATTTTTCCTTGTATGTAATCTGTTTTTGTTTAAAATCAGGTGTATAGGTTTCAATTTGTCGTTCTATTTCAACACCAATTGTTGTTTGTTGACCACTTACAACTTTCTTTACCCAATTAACAAGTTCTGGCCATAATGAAGGATTCATTTCTTCATTCACAGTTTTTTGGAACTCTTTCGTAGAAGGAGTAAATTCATCACGTTTAATAGGAAAATCAAGACTGCGTAATGATATAGGTATAGTTGTATCCTTATATTTATCAGGTTGGAAAATAAAATAACGATTCTTATAAGTAATATACCCTTCTCTTGCTCCTGATTTGACACGAAATAAACGATTATTTATAATTCCCTGAAGGGTCATATCAATGGCAATGCGTGGTGCACCTGTAAGTTGTAATATACTGAGTAACTCGGTACCTGAATATACATGTTGTCTTGCAAATAATGTTTGAATGACTTTTTGTAGTCGCGTTTCACGATAACGTACGCTAAATCCAGTATATGTCGAATCATCACTTGTTTCTAAATTTATATTTACAGTAGGTGTACAATCATAAGCACACTCCATCCAATCACAAATCGCTGTATAGGGCATATCGTCAATCTTGATTCCTTTTTTAAATTCTAGAGGATCATCATCTTCACGTTTACGCGGAAGGCCTTGTGAATCAATTTGTATACGACGACCAAGTCCTGTTAAAACTGTTACATTCTTTCGTAGATTACAGTCGATTGCAAATTCCTTTAGTTTACGACTCACTTTTCCAACTAAGATAGCCTTTTTCAAAGCATTTCTATAACAAAATAGGTCAGCTGTTTCCATTTCAAAATTTGGAAGGGTGACTACATGCAGAAAGACTGTTGTATTTCTTTCTTCTTTTTTAGTAATTAATGAATGACTACAGTAACGAATACCACGTCCTATAATCTGCTCGGTCTTATTCAAGTGAAACCATGCATCTAAGATATGAACTTCACGTACAAAACGTAAATCAAGACCTTCTCCAGCAATTTGTGAACCAAGTATAGCCTTTACAATACCACCATCTACATTTTTTGCAGAACGAGCAATATTAATCATTAAAGGATTATTAGGACTGAGTTCTTTATCACCTGTTAAAAGAATATACTGTGCAGGTGTAAATGGATGATTTTTATTAGTATGCTGTACTTCGCGTGAGGAACAAAGAGCACACTGACGTAGACCAGGACTCATTTTAGCATTTGTTAAAAGATTTTTTCCACCATAGCGTGTAAATCCATTTACCTCCATTGCTAGAGCTAGTAATAATGCTCCTGTTGTTACAAAGCGACTATAGACGAAACATATACCATTTGCATGTTTTATAGAACGAAGTATAGTTGCACACTTGGGTGAATAGTTACTGAATTCATCTTCAAATAACCACGTTCTATCCCCTGTAGAAAATGTCCCACCTTTCTGACGTGTAAACACATGTTGAAATCCTTTCAAACCTATATATTCTTCTACAGCTAGGTCATCACCGCTTGGAAAGACACAGTTTCCTGCTTGAAGTAGATTGTCAATAATTGTATATCCAGCTCCTTCTTTTGAACGTTTATTAGTTAGATCACTTAGAATTATTTCAGAAAAAGAATCTTCTGGACACATACTTGCAACAAGAGGTAGATTTGACATACTTTTACGTTCATCTTCAGAAATCTCTTTTTCTGTTTTAGCGAATTGTAAACGAGGATAGATCTCAGATGTAATTCTTTGTATAGCATCGCCTTTTGGATAAAGACGAATAGGGAAGCTATTTGGATTTTCACCACGCATAAAACTAATATATGCATTTGCAATAGGACGTAAAACAAGATCGGCACCTTCAATCAAGTTTCCAGAATCATCCATAATTTGACTTTGTGTTATATCGGCTTTTTTATCATTTCGTAATAGTAAACTGAGTAATAAAACAATTTCCTTTACATTATTAAACATAGGAGTAGCAGTCATAAGTAAGAGTTTCATACCTTCATTAGAATTAATTAACTCATTTAGAAAAGGAGTTAATAATTTTCCAGCCTTTTCCTGTTCTTTTTCATCTTCTGTTCCAGCAGTGTCAATATCTTCAGGATCATCTAATACACTAGGAGATACAGGACCAGTAGAACCTGTATCACGTAAGTTATGAGCTTCATCAATAATCAAAAGACGAAAGTTAAATTCTCTGCGAATAGCTTCAATACGACGAAGACGATTTATTTCCTCATTATTTGTAACAGGGGTCTTATTAATAACAGAACGAATATGATTTCTGAATTGTAGATATCCAAAAAACTCGTAACGTTTTCGTATAGCAGACTTTACACGTCGTTCAATAACTTCTTTATTTCTTTCAAATTCACCACCAATAATACGTAGATATGTAGTTCCAGTACATCCTTGTATTTGATTCGGTTGATCACCACTTCTAATTACAAGTTTTTCAATATCAAAGATTGTGCGGTAAAACCCTGCTTGAATTGTTGGAGGTGCCACAATCATAACCTTGCTACGAGGATAGACATCCAAGTATGCTTCAGCAGTTTGAATTGCCGCACATGTCTTACCAACACCTACTCCATGATATAAGAGTGCACTCATATAAGGAGTTCGGGGATGTAAGAAGTTTGCTACAAATCTTTGTACAGGTGTGGCCTCAAAGTCCGGGCCTGATTCACAAGGATTTTCATCTGAAACTAGAGGATGACTCATTGTATCGGCAAATTCACTCTTTTTCAAAAGTCGTGATACAAAGTTAGGATCTTCAACATCAGGATACAAGGTTCCAGCATCCATTAATTCACTAATATCATCATTACTAGGGAATAGTTTACGTTTTTTCATTTCAGCATAGAGTGCATTACGTTTGTTCAAAGGTTCACTCTTCCACGAATTTATAAGTTCTTCGTTGCTCTGAAGTTGAATTGGATTGTTGCTGTTGTTGCTGTTGTTGGATACTATAGACCTTTCTTGTTCCTCTTTGTTTGTTTCCAAAGTATCCGTACTCATGACTCCTATTTTGTACTTCTTCCTTTTCTTTTTCTGATGAATTACACATGAGTATGCTCATAGATGTTATTATAGAAAATGCTCTTTTTAAAATATCATGTTTATTTGTATTTGTTGCTCGGATATGACATTGTGCAGCTTGATAGGAAAACCATTGAATATCCCCAATTTCCTTTATCATATTTTGATTAGAACTATCAAACTTGACAACAACATCAGAATGAATCCATGCTAGATAGTATACATGGCAGTAGTGAATAGCATTATTACCATAAAAAGTTTCGCAAATAGGTTGTATATTTTTTATAATTGTAAATTGATGTTCATGTAAACCAGATTCTTCAGTAAATTCGCGAATTGCACATTGTACATCCTTTTCGTGAATATTTCGTCGACCTTTTGGAAATCCCCACTCAGGTGTAGACCAGGTAATTGGTATTATTTTTAGTAGTTCACGTAAACTTACAACTACATCATCAATAACAACTCCAGTTTGTAGTTGTTCAAACTTAAATTTTGCTTGTTCATATTCTTGTTTATATTGATTTGTTTCAAATGTTTCCTTACCCCATAGTCCAATCCATAATTCTTCAAATGTTTTTTCCTCTAGTTCCTTTCGTTCTTTCTGGGTTGTTCCAGAAATCTGTTCTTTTATATAATTAATATCTGTTAACTTATACTTTCCACGTAGTAATTCAATAAAACCAATACTATCACGACGTTGTATCATTAGTATTTCAATATCATCTGGGTCAAATCCATGTATACTAGTATCATCTTGTAGTAATCTAGTTACTTGATTCCAAGAAGGATTTTTATTACGAAATGCAATAATTCCATAACTATAAATTGGTTCTGTACAATTACGAAAGTGATGATTGGGCTTTCCACAATTTGTACATATTGTTTGTTTCTGACTTCGATATGTTGAATTCTTCATCTTAAAGTATATAGTTCTATTCCTTTACATCAAAGTTCTGTGAGCGTATATATAATTATAACTAACAATCTATTATAAATTAGGATGCCCGGTCGTATTCCACCATCTACGTGGGGACCTTTTTTTTGGCATACAATGCATATCCTAGCTCTTGGATATCCTAATACCCCAACCTATGCCGAAAAACGTGCTGCAAAAGAATTTTTCGAGAGTCTACAACATTTAATTCCTTGCCCCGTATGTCGTCATCATTATACAGATTATTTAAAAGAAAACCCTTTAACACCAAGTCTTGATACTCGCAAGGATTTATTTACATGGACCATCAATCTACACAATACTGTAAATAAACAGCTAGGAAAACCTGAATTTACCGAGATGGAATCTATAAACTTTTACCATACTCTTGGTGAACTTAATCGCAGTCCAATTTGGACCCCTGATGACCTACAAGCTATTCAGTTCAGAGAAGCTCTTAAAATTATTGGAATTATAGTCAGTGGTGGAGCTATCTTAGGTGGACTATACTTTGGATTCTCAATGTATTTTAAACCCAGTAACAAGTAGGAATGATGGTACATCTACCATCCAAAACACGAAAACATAATTATACAAGAAATGTGCAAGATATGCTTCCATACTTGCAAGTTCCTAAAGAAACTACTCAATCTATTAAAAATAAGGTCAAGGAAATCATAGTAAAACCTGTACGTACAAATGATGAAATAAAAGCCCGTGAAGGAACCTACTTTGATGATACAGATATGAAAATCTATGATGAAGATATTGATATTTACGGTGAGGAGGATGACCCTAGTACATCAAGACAACAAGGCTCTAAGAAATTACTAGCACGTTTTCGTAAAAATGTCATCTCAAAAGACTTGCTTGAACTTGGTTGGAAAGCATTTTATAAGACTGCAGCCCCTTCAAGAAATCGTGGAGCTGCTGCTGGACCCATTCAACTCAAGAGTGAATACTGGAAAAAACGTAAGCCTACAGAAGTAACAAAATGGAGTGCCAAGTATGTTCAAGATGGAAAAGTAAGTCATATGCGTGTCAATAATAATGTATTTAGCAGTGTTCTTGGATACTTTGAACAAACTCCATTTATGGGTCTTCCTTGCCGTTTAACTTCCTATACACAAAAGTATTTTGAACAATTTCGTCAAGGCATTCCTTTTTTACAACAAGTCAATAATTGTTTCAAAGTACTCTTACCCGAAGAATATAAAAAACAATATGATCGTGCAAAGTCTCAACCCAAGTTTCAAATTGATGATACGGCTTTTAGTAGTGTCACCTTAAATCGCAACTTTCGTACAGCCTTACACAAGGATGATGGAGATTTTAAACAAGGATTTGGAAATCTTACTGTCTTAGAATATGGTCAGTACTCAGGAGGATATACTTGTTTTCCCAGATATAATATTGGCTTCAATGTACGAACAGGTGACTTTCTTGCTATGGATGTTCATGAATGGCATTGTAATACTGAATTAACTGAGTCTCAAATACAAAAAGAATATAATAAAAAACTCCCTGTTATTTATTCCAATAGTTCTTCAACTGGAACGTTAGGTTCTGAAAAACTCTTTACACGAATCAGTTTTGTGTGCTATCTTCGTGAGAAAATTGCAGATTGTAAATTTGGTCCTACACAAGAATACTATAAACGAATCAAGTTTTCTCCATCCAAAGGTTTTAAGATGACAAGAAAAAACAAGACAAGTCTCAAATAGGAAATGTCACAGGTATCAACAACAATGATGCAAAAAGGTGGACTTTGGTTTTCTCAGAAAGATAGTTTTAATCCATATTCTTCTGATCATATTTATACAAGCTATACTATGGAAAATGGTATGAATTCAGGTGTTCTTCAGTATGTATTTTATTTTATTATAGTACTTATCGTGATTATATTTATTCTAGTACTAGTACATTTCACGATAAAACCTATTTTTCGTATAAATCCAGGTGATAAGGGTATAATTCCTCTTCCCGGTTCAAATGATTCAACACTCTTTTGGAAAACACCTGATACTGTTGTACCATTAAGAGAACTAGATACACCTCTTGCTTCTTTAGTAGAGAATTGGAGTTTTATTCTAGATATTCAACTTGATAATCCTACAGCTAATACAAATGCTCCTCGTATACTGTTTTCAAGAGGACAAACATTATCTCATACAACAAAACCATTTGATAAATCTGATACAATTCTTACAATTAATCCTTCTTTTAATGTATGTGTATTCTTGGATAGAATTACAAATGATTTATATGTTGCTGTACAGACAAAATCATCTAAAACTAATACACCTAGTATAGAAATAATTAGTGTTCCGAATATACCTGTTGGAAGTGCAATTCGACTTGGTGTATTTATTGGTTCAAGAGTATTAGAAGTATATATAAATGGAAAACTACTAAGTAGTAAGGCGTTTCCAAATTCTTTAATAAAAATAACAGGACCCTTACAACCGGCTCCTGATATAATTATGAATTCAACCGCACGTGTAGCAAACTTACGTGTATGGAATAGACCTATAAGTCCAGCAGAATTTCGTTCATACGGATCTGCTGTAAATTTTGATATAAAACCTATTCAAGATTCATGTGTTGCCTAATACAATCTATCTATACAAACTAGAGTATGAATCTATCTTCTAGTTTGGTGATTCTTTTAATAATTATAGGAATTATAACTTTTATTAGTTCTATTATACTTAAATATCTTCGCCCTTCTTACATACAATCTTTAACCCCGAAATCAGGTAGGTTGGAATCAATAACAAAGATTGGAACTCCAGGACAAGTACGTGATCTATTTTTAGCACCATCAGGTTCTACATTATCTATTTATATTTATTGTAATTCATATGTAAAAACAAAAACACTAGGACAAGATAGTGAACCTATACGAATTTTACAACTAGGAAATTCTCTACAATTACAATTAAATCCAGCAAATAAAAAGATTCCTTCTTCAACAAACCTTGTTGTAAAGACTCAAGGACCTACATCTGATAATGAATATATTCCTATTATGGACTTTCCTCAACAACAATGGGTACATTTATGTATTGTAAGAGAGGGTAGACGATATACTATTTTCTACAATGGACGAGTGGCAGGAAGTAGTCGCACAAAATACTTTCCGACAATTAATTCATCACCATTTATTGTTGGTGATCAACGTCTACAAGGTACCTTTGCCTTTCCTAAACTTGCTCCAATACCTTATAATTTAAATGATATTAAAAATGATTTACAATCATCATCCGATACTCGTCACAAACCCTACTACTTAGAATCAAGCATGAATATATTTGAAAGTTTTAGTTTTACATGCCCCAAAGGTATTTTCTGTTTTAGTACAAAATCACAACCAAACATGAATCCTTTAAAATTATGGAAATCTCCATATGCTTAACAGAGAGGTATGGACGCTTCAAAATCGAGAAGCTCATTATCAATGATAATTTTTGTCATTGTTATTCTTGTAGTTTTATACTATGTATATCACTTTCTTTATGATCCCGCTGATCTAGTTGGTTCTATTGTAGTACCACAAATCATTCCGGCATATAGAGATACTTCAATTGATGTAACAACTAAATCTTCCGACAGCAATAATAATCCTATTCCAGAAATTTATGAAGGTGGTGAATACAGTATAAATACTTGGATATACATAAATGATTATTCTATAAATCGTGGACAAAATAAACACATATTAACTCTTGGAGGAAATACATTTGCAACACTTGTACTTTTCTTAGGAGCTTATAAGAATTCATTAGGTGTACGTGTACAAACAAGTAGTATAGCAAATTCAAATGGTAGTATTGATTCTACCAATCAAGATAATCTAACTTTCAGTACTGTACAAAGAATGTTTACAACTTTACAAACTGAATCAAGCTTATTAAATTCAAGTAAACCCTGTGACATACAAAATATTGAACTTCAGAAGTGGGTACAAGTAACAATTGTACTAAATAACAAAACTTGTGATGTCTATCTTGATGGAAAACTAGCTAGAAGTTGTATTTTATCTTCTTTCTTCCGTGTTGACAAAAATAATATGAAACTAAGCATGTGTGGCTACAAAGGATTTGGTGGATTTATAAGTAGCACAAGTGCTTATAACTATTCTCTAAATCCCGAACAAGTGTGGAGACTCTATATGACTGGACCTGGACCTCAGTACTCACTATGGCAGTATATATCTTCTTTATTCGATCCTAAACAAGCCATGACATTTGACTATCCTAAACAGAATATTATTGGTTAGGTTCTTTCTGTGAAGGTAGAGTTACACTCTGTTTACTAAATATACACGAAAACCAAGATTTTTTTTCTAGTATTTGTTCTTTATTTGTAAATTTACACCATTCTATAAAAGTATAACGATTTCCCATAGATAAGTTACAACGAGCACATATAGGAACCAAATTCTCTAAGGATGTGATTCCTCCCTTTGATTCAGGAACATTGTGCCCAGCTTGAAAATTAAACGCATTAATCTTATTTGGACACCATGTTGTCTTACACTTACTAGTAAATAAAGATGGATTATGATATATCCAAAGAGCTTCACGTAAACATTTTGGAATTTTCCTTTTTTTATACTCGATTTCTTCAGGATATGTAATATTCATACTATATATTAATAATGAATTATTTATCCAATTTTATTATTATTGTTTCCGGTTTACTTTTACTATTCCCGAGAATCTAATACATTTATAGAGATAGGAGCAATGAACAATTCTATGAATCAACTCGGACCCATTTCCTATATTACTGGTACAGGTAAAATTGCACAAATTCTACTAGCACTTGTACTTTCTATAGTACTTTATATTGTATTTTTAACAGTAGAGCTATTATATAAAAGTGTTCGTAATGTATCAAGTACACGTGTAGATATACTACCTCTTACAGTAAGTTCTCAAGATAAACCTTATGAATTTGAACAAAATCCTCAGGCAAATAATGCTACGCTATTACCACTATCTGATAACGAACACACTGGTGCTGAATTTACTTATGCATTTTTCTTATGGGTAGATCCTTCTACTTTCAAACAAGAAAATGGTCTACTACATATCATGCATAAGGGTAATGCTGTATACTATCCCTTACTTGGTCCTGGTGTATTTTTACATTCTAATACAAATACACTTCGTGTTTATATGAACTCATCCAAGACTTGGAATAACTATGTAGATGTTGAAAATATTCCTATGAAGAAGTGGGTTCATGTAATTATTATGGCTAGAGATAATGGTGTAGAAGTATATATTAATGGAAATATTATTAAGAAATTGAAAATAGATAATGCAACTCTATACCAAAATTTTGGTAATTTATATTTATTTAGCCAACGTTCTATGGTATTAAATGCGAATTTAATACCTTCTTTAAAAGGAGAAAGTCTTCAAATATTTGGCTCCTATACTGGAAAACTAAGTAGTGTTATTTATTTCACATACGCACTATCTTACACAGAAATTCAATCTCTTATTTCTGAAGGTCCTAGTTCTAGAACTGTCAAAAATTCAGAAGAAAGTCCTCCTTACTTAGAAGATACTTGGTGGGTATCTGATTATAGTCGCTAAGCAAATAGGCGTTAAAACATAAAATCTAACTATCAAGTGCTAAACAGGAGATATGCCCGGTGGAGGATTATTAGCACTTGTTAGTTATGGAACTCAAAATGTTATTTTAAATGGAAATCCTGATTTTACTTATTTTTATAAGGTATTTAAACGTCATTCACATTTTGCTGTTGAAAGTGCTACTATTCCTCTTGATGGACCGAATGAGTTATTTTATGATCAGTCTATTAAGGTACGGGCAAAGATACCACGTATTGCAGACCTAGTTACTGATATGGTATTTGTATTCGATATTCCAGATATTTATAGTAAGTTTGTAACTCCTAGTTCTCAACGAACATCACAGTATGAGTTTCAATGGAATCGTTATCTAGGTGCACATATTATTAGTAATATCGGATTTTATGTAGGTGGTACAAAGGTTCAAGAATTTGATAGCGATTATATGATTACTAAAGCTCATGCAGACTATAATTCTGATACAATTCAAAAATGGAGATATATGATTGGTGATACAAATGAATTACATGATCCTGCTAATGGAATCTACTCAGGTGGACAGGTTAATTCGGTATATCCTACAGTAGTTCCTCAACAAGGTTCAGCACAACAAACTAATCGACCAAGTATTCCAAGACAAACAATATATGTACCACTTCCTTTATGGTTTTCAGAATCATTTTCAAAAGCACTTCCTCTTGTTGGTCTCCAGTACCATGAATGTGAGATTCAAATTACACTACGCCCTATACAAGAATTATATAGTATCTTAGATCCAGCTGGTAATCGTGTTCGTCCAGGATATCATGTTACAAGTCCTCCTAATCTTACACAAAATGGTCTGCCTACCTATTCAAGTGTATATGATGCGAGTGGTACAATTAGTTCTTTCTTAACTGACTTTGGTTTTACTGCACCTTTAAACAATACATGGTTTTTAAATCCACGCTTACAAGCATCTTATATTTATTTAACTGATGCAGAACGAAAAATATTTGCAAGTACTCCGCTTACATACTTGATCAACCAAGTTACCACAATTAATAATCCTAATATATATACACGAACTACAATTGACTTGGAACTAAGTAATCCAATTACACGCATCTTAATTCTTCCAAGACGATCAGATTCATATAACTATAGAAATCAAGTAGCAAATTATACAAACTGGGTAGTAAACACAAAGGCACCTTGGTCAGTAACTCCAAATGCAACAATTCTACAAAACGCCTTATTTAGTAGTGGTTTACTAATACCAAATTCCCAACCACAAATTATTAATTCTCTACGAATTCTCTTAGATGGAAATGAATATCAAGAAGAAAAACCGATTGATTTTTATATAAGAGTTCAACCATTTCGTACAATTATTGGAGCAAATTCACTAGAATCTCGGTATCTACCAATACTGAATTTTAGTTTATCAAGTCCTAATGAACAACCAAGTGGAAGTGTAAATGCTAGTCGTATACGACTATTCCAAATTGACCTAAATCCTTGGGCACTACCTACAAATCCAACCTATGTATATGATATAACAATGTTTGTTGAAAATATAAATTTCTTTATTGTAGAATCAGGTTATGGTGGTGTAAAGTATGCATTATAATAGAATGCATATTTATTCTTTTTTATATAAAGAAGTATAATTTAGTACTTGTGTTTTTTTGTAAAAAACGGAAATTTGTTGATAATTAATAACTTTATATAGATTTTCTGTATAATAATTTACAGTATTTGTAATAAAACCTTGCATGTCCAAGACTCTTTGATGAGTATAGTCAAAAAAGTTTTTATCATTATCCATTTTTTTCCACCAATTATAAAAAGAATGTTCTAAATCCTCTACTAAATATACTCCACCATTTCTCAGTTTATTTTTAAATAAGTATTCAAATGATTGTATTTGTTCATATGGATTGTGTGAGCCATCATCAATAATTAAATCAAATTCAGGAAGGATTTGTAGTAGATTTATATCAGTAGCATTACCAGTAATTTGATGTATACCCTCTCCTAAGTTTTTTGCTAGATGACGTATATCAATTGTATATATAGTAGCATTCTGAAAATATTTCTTTAGTAGTTGTGCACTTCCTCCACCAGCACACCCAATTTCTAGGATCGTTTTTGTAGATTCACGAATCGGAGCAAATACTTCATCATATATATCGAAATAATTATTCCACTTATGTATAGCATTTATTGAACTATCCGATAATAGAATATCTAAAATTTTTGTAGTCATTTATGTATATATAGTTATTATTTATATAAGTTTAAGTAGTTTAAGTATTTTCACGCATATCTTTTAACTTCACTTCCATGTATCCACTTTTCTTGCTCGGGTTTAACACAGCAAATTCTGGATATGTTTTTACTAACCATCGTGCTGATTCTTCAACACGTTGTTTAGTTCGTTCTTCTTGCATACCACCAGGTTCTTTGTAATATGAACTAATGGGTGCAACCATGTTCATTCGAACTACAGCACCATCAGCCTTGTAATATAAAATACTACGCTGATAGTCTTCTTTATCATCAAGGGTAATCTTGACTTGTTTTCCAGCATTGATAGATCCCCAAAAACTTCCAATAATATACCGCAAATCAGTACTTATCTTAGGTTTCATGAAAAATCCATTTGCAACTGGATATACACCCCAAAGCCGTGCCTTTGCTTTTTCACACTCGTGAAATCCTTGTTTTATAACACCAATAAGACTACGTAAGGGCTTCTCCTTTCGTGGCTTTGTTTCATCATATTCTAAAAATCCTTTAATATCATCGTCAATATTTACTATCGGTGTACCGACGGGATAGTACTCAGAAATAAAGTTACGTATAGCACCCATACCTTGTATACCTACAACAATTTTGCCATACGTTCCAGGAATGAGTGTATTACTATATACTTCCTCCTGTTCTTTATTGGCAACGAAGACAGTTATTTTATCTGAGGGAATACGATAGGCTTTTAGAATAGTCAGAGTTTTATCACGGAGTGTTTCAGGACGTTTATAGGATGGAATCGCTACTTCATACAGAAAATATATTCTTTTTCTTGTTTGATGACGTGTCTTACCCATTATCTACACTATATCTACAAAAAACATTAGACCCTCTACTACAAAAGCGTATCCTATACACTAAGCAATCTTACTAAATACAAATAGAGAGAACCATGCTAGGTCTTGGTTTACTACAATCAAAACAACTAACACCTGATGAATTAAATGCTGTTCGTAAGGCTCGTACAGAGTACCAAGATTATCTAGTTTCTATACAAACAAATTCTAATTCAGATGTTAAAAACAATGTTATAACTCCCGAAACTGGTATATCTATAAATAATCAAATACAATCTGCTTATGATTGGTTAAAAAAGAATCCTAATGCCACAATTAATGAAGTACTCTCAAATAAAGACTCTACAACAACTGAAATACAAAGATTATTAACAACAGATCTACCAAAACGTAAATTTTACAATTCTATTATTGCTCTACCAACTATACTAAATGATTTAGAAGCTAAGAAACAAATTGATAAAAAACAAATACTTGATTTTGAAAATATTATTCATTCAAATACAAAATGGTATGAAAAACACAAAAAAACTGCAACACAAATCGACTTTGATCAAGAAATGTTAAAGTTGAAAACTAATATTTCAAAACATTTTAAAGATGCAAAAATAGTTTCCTATATTCAATCACAATTAGAATTTGCACAACAGCTTTCTAATAGTGCTCTTGAATCAAATTTAAATAAAAAAGATAAAAAAAATCAAAAACTCATAGATCAAACTATAAATCTACAATCGAATATAAATAATATGTTTTCAACAGCTATAAAAATATTTTTTACTCTTGTAATAATAGTTTTATGTATGTTAAGTGGTAGTTATGCAGCAAATTTAGCAATAGGTCGTGTTCCAGCCTATCGTATCTTATATTTTATATATGGTTGTATTCCACTATTTGTTCCTTTTATACTAATCTATGCTATATATACACGAATTCGTGATGGACGTATACCATCTTACACAATACTACCTCTAAGTATAGAACCTGCTACTACGCGACTTGGAAGATTTTTATGGAAACCGTTTTATTGGATTCCTGACCAACATGCGATTGATTCTTTTAAGAAGTTTCAAGACTTACTATCTTTACAAGTAGTATAAGGAATTTTAGTTATATAGTATTAGAATAGAATGATATCATCAAGAAAAACCCCATTTGTTTCAGTAATCACACCTACTTATAATCGTGTACAGTTTATTCCACGACTTGTAGCATGTTATAAGTCTCAAAGCTATCCCAAAGAATCTATGGAATGGATTATCTTAGATGATGGGCAAGAACTATGTAAGGAAGTTCTAGAAGAGTATACACATGGGCTTCCTAATATACGTTATATACAACTTGATTATAAACTAAATATTGGAGAAAAACGTAACATGTTAAATCGAGAAGCAAAAGGCGAAATTATTGTGTGTATGGATGATGATGACTACTATCCTCCTGAACGTGTAGACTATGCTGTCAATCAGTTTCTAAGATTTCCTTCTATTCAATTAGCAGGTTCTACAGAGTTATTTATATATTATACAGATACTCGAGAAATTTATAAACTAGGCCCTTATAATAAACAACATGCAACAAATGGAACAATGGCCTATAGAAAAGAATATACAAAGACACATACTTATGATGAAATGGTTACATTTGCAGAGGAAAAAAGTTTTTTAGAAGAATATAAACATCCAATGATTCAACTAGAACCAAAAAAAGTCATGTTAGTCATGAGTCATTCAGATAATACATTTGACAAGGATAGTCTTCGTAAAAGAGAAAGTCAGTTTATTAAGAAAACATCATTAACATTACGTGATTTTATTAAAGATAGTACTTTACGTAGTCACTTTGAAGTTCTATAAATAATATGGTGTAAAGAAATATAAATAATACATACTATATTGTATATAGTATGTCAACAAATGATATATTTTCATCAGATACACTAAATACATGGAGTACAGATGTTTTATTAAAAACACTAGATACAGGATTTCGACAAGCTTTAACTGCAAACTCTCCACAAATCCAACAACCTAAGGAAATATTAGTTCCTTTAAAACCGCATCAACGTGCGATGATTCATGCAATGGTGGAGCATGAACGAGCAAGTATGTCAGGAATTGAATATAATAGTACAAAGACGTTTACAAACTATGGAATTCTTGGTGATGATGTGGGTTCAGGAAAGAGTTTAGTTATACTAGGATATCTAGCTCATAGAAAACATATACATATTGCAACAAATCGAAACACTCTATATCCCTATAGTAAGAGTAATATTTTTACTATATGTACAAAGGAATATAATAATTCAGATCAAACATCAACACCTTCTTTAATCATTGTTCCTCATACTATATATAGACAGTGGCAAGACTATTGTAAAAAACAAACAACACTTAATGTATTTTATGCAAAATCTTCAAAAGAAATTATTCTTGGAAATAAGAATTATATACCCCATAATGATATTTCAGGAAGTGTTGTTGAATTTAAAAAGAAGTTTTTATCAAGTGATATTGTCTTGGTAAGTAATACACTATATTCAGAAGTTCAAGAAATTGCTAGAAACTATAATCTAGTATGGAATCGCGTTTTTGTAGATGAAGTAGACTCTATCTACCTTACAGGTGGAAATCCTCAACCTGAAACACCATTTACATGGTTTATTACTGCAACATGGTCAAATTTCCTCTTACATGGTCGTTATATTCGTCCCCTATTACTAGAATATTATATTGCAAATCAAAATAAGTATTCACCTGAACTAGGTGAGTGGTTAAAATCAGAACTAGGTATTTCAAACTATGTTGGATTAAATCATGGACGAATTACCCTTCTTCATTCACGTAGTACAAATTGGCTACGTGACTATTTTTCTGACCATATTTTTCGTGGTATATGTCTTTTATTTAATTCCAAACAATTCTTAAAAGAAAGTCAAAGTATGCCAGGACAAATTGAACAAACTATACTATGTGAACAACCTGCAAGTCATCGTGCAATCTTAGGACTAGTGAATCAAAATATTCAAGGAATGATTCATGCTGGAAATATTGAAGGTGCTCTTATTGAACTCGGTGTACCAGCTGACACACCTATGAACTTAGTACAAGCTGTAACACGTGAACGTGAAAAGGAACTTGACCGTCTAAAAAAGACTTTGGCTTTTAAAGAATCAGTAGACTATGCAACTCCTGCTGCAAAAGAAGGTGCACTAGCGTCACTACGCACTCGTATTCAATCAGTTGAAGAACAACTAAAGGTATTTCGTGAACGTCTAGGTAATACAACATCTGAAGAATGTCCTATATGTTATGAAGATCCTAAGCAAGGTTCAGCAACACTAACTCCTTGTTGCCATCGTATTTTCTGTGGTGGTTGTATATTAAATAGTTTAACTCGTCGTCTAGAATGTCCTATGTGTCGTGCTGGAATTCAAACAAACCAGCTTGTACAACTTGTTGATGAAAATAAAGTTATTAAGAAGAAAAATGAAAAAGAAAAAAATAAACTCTTATCAAAACAGAAACAACTACTAAAAATTTTAAAAGAAAATCCGAATGCACGTGTTCTTGTCTTTAGTCGTTATGAAAATCCGTTTAATAATCTTGAAAAGGACTGTGATAGTGCAGGAATTACCTATCATACCCTACGTGGTAATAAGGATGTGATTGCCAATACTATAAAGTCTTTTGAAGCAGGTGAAAAACGTGTATTATTTCTACCTACTCAGAGTACTGGTGCTGGACTAAACTTGGTAAGTGCTACCCATGTTGTTTTATTACATGCTATGACTCCTGAGGAAGAAAAGCAGGTTATAGGTCGTGCCTATCGTCTTGGCCGTACTCAACCTCTTACAGTATTACGACTACTTCATGAAGGCGAAACAATTATCAATTAATCATTCAATAAAAATCAAACTCTTTATAATTTCTAATACATCAAGAATTAGAAATTATAGACACAAAAAATTATTCCGTCAATGACAGCTTTTTCGTCTTTGCTTCAGAAAACTGAGCAGCAACCATGGCTACACAACGAATTGGTACATCATATATATCATGAATGCGACACATTTCTTTCCATGCATTGAATAAGGCACTTTGACGACTGAGTACACGTGTAAATACTAAATCCTTTGCCTCACATGGTTCTTTTTTAGGAGGTCCATGATCAAAGAAGATTTGATTAGTTACTTTTAATTTTAATTGTTGTGTTAATGGTAGAATCTGCCAACATTGATAAAAAAATGCCCAAAAATCAGCCCAATCACTAATGTAGATAATATCAAATATTCGCATATATTCTTTCATAGCATCTTCATATCCTTCTAGACGTTTTGGAGAATTTTCATGAATGACAAGTCCTGCTAAATTAGCTTCATTATTTTCAAGAGCAATTGTCATATATGGATCATATTCATTGAATAAACAATGCCATGCCCATTCTAAACTTGCACTTGTACAATTACTATCTTCAATATGAACTTTTTGGTCAAGCATAGGAAATCCTTGTAAGTGACGGAAAATTACTCGTAGGTCACCACATCCTGCAACTTCATCAGGAAGACTTGATTTTAGTGTATCAAGAATTACACTGGGTTTCGGTGGATCTAATATAATTGTTTTACAAATACGACGAATTTGCTCCATAGGTCGTCCATGTAAGTTATTACAAATTAAAATAAGAGCATGACTATTATCTCCAGATTTCCATTCACGAAGATAACCTAGTAGTTCTTTGAGACCACCATTTTCACCAACACTGAGTCCATCCATTTCATCAAGTAAGACTGTCATACGTTCAGAACTTCCATCACGAATCCATTCTTTTACACCACCATGTTTTAACAAAGGTAGAATTGTCTTACGAAATGCTATTCCTGAACGAGTGTGACTTGCATTGAATTCGCATAAGGTATGTTGTATTTTTTTCATAATACGATGTACAAGGGTTGTCTTACCGATTCCAGGAGGTCCTACAAGTAAAAATGCAGGTGTTGTACGATGAAACATCCATTGATACAGTTGTTCTTCAGCATCTGGTTGAAAGCAATATTCATGTTCCGTCATCTAATACCATTTACATAGGCTAGTTTAGACCCGCAATATATTCTACTTATAAATGGGTTCGGGTGTAGGACAAGAAGAAGATGATGATACATTAGCATTAGGACCTAACACTACTGGAGGAGGAATATACGTACAATGTTCGCCATTTGTAATACCTTCCCATGTTAAACCAGATTGCATAGCAGCATTACATAGTATTCGCATATCCTTAGGATGCATTTTAGGTCTAAATATATAACGAAAATATTTGGCATCATCTGCAGGAGGATTTTCAGGATTATCATCTCTAGCCCAAGGACGTAGTAAGCCTCCACTACGATTTACGCCCAGTAAGTCAACACATGTATCTTTACCATTTCGTTTAAAATATACTAAATAATCGGGACATGTATTTATAATAGGTGGCCAAGTACCAGTATATTGTCCAATTACTGTATTATTTTTAAACCATCTTCTACCGTAAAATACAAATATAAAAATAAATAAGATAAGTGATATTATTCCTGCAATAGAGCGGCTTGATTGAAAGAGTTTCATAGCTACTGTGAGTCCGATTACAATGCAAAGAAATATATAAGCTATAAAATAATAGTTCATCGGGAGCCTTCTATTTAGGGTGATAAGAATCTAGTTTTAGATAAATGAACAATCAAAATAGATATATGTAGGTATTTAATAAACATTCTTTTAATAAAAATTAAAAGAATGTGTTATATATAATTAACTAATTATCCTAAACGCGCAATTGCAGATGTAGCTAGTGTACCAGGACCGGGTAATTCTACATAAAATGTCGCCCAAGGAGACGTTCCAGTAGATATACCAAAAACACCATCTGTTCCACCAGTTACTACAGAGCCGGTAGATAGTAAAAGTTGTACTTTACGGAAAACACGGTTAGCAGAACGAAGAGTCTTTCCTTCATCACGAAGAATCGAACCACTAGGAGGAGATGTAGCAAGACCCATAATTGAGCTAGTTAAAGTGGAAAATGCAGGAGCTACTTCAGTGCCGGTTAGAGTATAGGAACTAGTGAGAGGAGCAAGTGCTACATAGTAACCACCGTT